TGCTGAGCCACATGTACATCAGGAACTCTCAGATTATTTTTCGTTTGAAGTTCCTGAAGCAAAGTTCTTGAAGAAGAATCCCAGATACAAATACTGGGATGGAACTATTCGTCTGTACTCTCCTGGTACAGGCGACCTTTATGGTGGTCTGATGAAGCACCTACAAGTGTGGGCTGATGAACGACAATATAAAGTTGAATATGAAATGAATGACTGGTATGGAGAAGTCAGAGAAACTAACGACTTTGTTTCATACGCAGGCATCGAAACATTTATGAATAAAATTACACGATCTGAAATCAAACCAAGGGTGTATCAGTATCGTGCTGTTTACGAAGCAATTAAAAATAATAGAAAACTCTTACTTTCTCCCACGGGCAGTGGAAAAAGTTTGATGATCTATTCCCTCGTGAGATACTATACTGCCACCAACAAGAAGACGCTGATCATCGTTCCTACTACGTCCTTGGTAGAACAAATGGTCAATGACTTTAATGATTACGGATGGAATGCTGACGATCATGTGCATAAGATATATTCAGGCAAGGATAAAAATACGGACAAACCAATTATTATTTCCACTTGGCAATCCATCTACAAGTTCCCAAAAAGATACTTTGATGATATTGACTGTGTTATCGGTGATGAAGCACACCTATTTAAGTCAAAGTCCCTCACAGGAATCATGACTAAACTTCACAACGCTAAGTATAGGTTTGGTTTTACTGGAACCCTAGACGGGAGTAAAACTCACAAGTGGGTGTTGGAAGGATTGTTTGGTGATTGTGAACAAGTCACTAAAACAGATAGTCTAATTAAGGAAGGTTATCTTTCTAAGTTTAGGATAAAGATCCTACTTTGCAAACATGCTCCGCAACATTTTGAATCATATCACGAAGAGATTGATTACCTAGTAGAGCATCGTGGTAGAAATAACCTCATCAAAAATTTAGTAAAGGATATTGAAGGGAACACGCTTGTCTTGTTTAACTATATCGAGAAGCATGGTGAACCACTTTTGGAATTGATAAATAGCACCATAGACCCCGAGCGAAAAGTATTTTTTGTTCATGGTGGTACTGATGTAGAAGATAGAGAACAAGTCCGACAACTTACTGAAACCGAGAACAATGCTGTAATCATTGCTTCTTACGGAACATTCTCTACAGGTATTAACATCAAACGATTACACAATATTATTTTTGCTTCCCCTAGTAAGTCTCGCATTCGTAACCTCCAATCTATCGGACGTGTTCTCAGGAAAGGCGAAGGTAAAGATATAGCAACCTTATACGATATCGCTGATGACATTGGCGGTCAGAATTATACCCTTAGACATTTGAATGAACGAGTTAACATTTACAATGAAGAGAACTTTAAGTATGAGGTTATAAAAGTAAACCTTAGAGCAAATTAAATATGGAAGAAGAATTCTATGCAACTATTAAATTAGTATCCGGTGAAGAGTTAGTATCTAAAGTATGCTATCTTAGTGAAGAAGATAAAATTATGTTAGAGAGACCCCTCGTGGTTGAAAATTCTAAACAGAAAAAAGGTCAGTTAGAAGTAACAGGCTTTGCTTTGAAAGAATGGATCTCTGCTACATTTGATAATATGTTTGTTATAAACAGAAATCATGTATTAACTATGGTTGAGATTGAGGGTGAGATTGTAGACTTCTATGAAAAAACTCTCCTCCGTATGGAGACTGGAAAGTCTCTAGCGGGAAGAGGAAACAAATTACCTAGAGATTCTGGATACCTAGGATCAGTAAAAGAAATGAAAAAGTCTTTAGAAGATCTATTTAATAGAAGCTAAGAGCTACAACCCTTCTGAACTCTGACATAGTTATTCTACTGAGTTTATGAGGATCTGTCAAGCTTTGACAAGAATGGCATAGAGTGGTATACTTAATATTATGATAATGTAAGATAAACCGTGGCATACACAGTAATGGCAAAACGAAAGCAAACTGAATACTACGTAAACAACAAGGAATTCCTTGCTGCCATTACTGAGTATCGCGATAAAGTTATTAGAGCAAAAGAAGAAGAGAAACCTCGACCGCGTGTGACCAATTATATTGGTGAGTGCTTTCTTAAGATCGCTACACACCTATCATACAAACCAAACTTTGTCAATTACATGTTCCGTGAGGACATGATCTGTGATGGTATAGAGAACTGCCTACAGTATATTGATAACTTTAATCCAGAGAAATCTCAGAACCCGTTTGCTTACTTCACACAAATTATCTATTACGCTTTCTTACGTCGTATTCAAAAAGAGAAAAAGCAACTAGAGATCAAGGGTAAGATCCTAGAGAGATCTGGACATGACGAAGTGATGCATACTGATTCGTATGATGGTACAATGTCTGGTATGAACGCTTCGTATTCTGACATGGGTAGTATCAAAGAAAATATTGAAACAAGAATGAACCGATGAATTATGAATGGTATGAAACTCCCTATGGAAAGTTCAGAGTTGAGAAGAGACGGTTTGGAACGTGGTCTAGCTTTGGTGAGGATGGCGAGAGCATCGTCACAGGAGGTACGAGGGAATCTGTCATGGTCGGAACGCCATTCCACTTGGAAGGTGTCGCTACTAACTGGGCAAACTGTAAATACTCAGCACGATATGATGGGACAGTGAGCGGTAAGTTATGAAGATTGCTTTAATTACAGATCAACATCTTGATGGACGCAAGGGTTCTCTAGCGTTTTGGAACTACTTTCAAAAATTTTATGATGATGTATTTTTTCCAACTCTTGAAAAAGAAGGCATCGATACTGTCATTGATCTTGGTGACACTTTTGATAATCGAAAGTCCATAGACTTTAATACTTATCATCGTGTTCGTGAAAATTACTTTGAAAAACTAGCAAAGTATAACGTTCATATGTTGCTTGGTAATCATTGCACTTATTATAAGAATACCAATCGTATTAACTCACCAGAACTTCTACTAGAGAAGTATGATAACATCACAATCTATTCCGAACCCAAGCATCTGAAACTTGGTAATAAAAAGTTTTTGATGTTGCCATGGATCAACAAAGAAAACATAGAGGGAATAACAAATCTTCTTAATACTAGCGAAGCAGATATCTGCTGCGGTCATCTAGAACTCTCTGGGTTTGAGATTACTCCCGGCATGAAGATGGATCATGGTATGGATGCTGGTTTATTCCATCGCTTTAAACGTGTGTGGTCTGGACACTATCACCATAAATCTAAAAAGGGTAACGTCCAGTACCTAGGCAACCCTTACCAGATGTATTGGAATGATTATAAAGACGCTCGCGGATTCCATATCTACGATACTGAAAGTGATCGACTTAAGTTTGTCGCAAATCCCTACGAGATCTTTGACAAAATCTTCTATGACGATTCCAGTATGGACTACAACAAACAAGATGTGTCTAGTTATAAAGACAAGTTCATCAAGATCGTTGTCAATGAAAAACGAGACTACCAAATGTTTGAAACATTGGTTGATCGTCTTTACAACGTAGGTGTCCATGATGTTAAAATTGTAGAGACACTAGTTGATATCGAAGATCAGGTAGATCTTGAAGTTTCTACTAAAGATACTCTTACACTTCTTAATGAGTATATTGATGAAGTAGAAATGACCGTAGATAAATCTGATCTTAAGAGTTTGATGAGATCTCTATATATTGAGAGTTGTAATGTGGTCTAATGTTTATTGTAACTTTAGAAGATCAACCTGATGGTGTTTACTCTATCTTCGATGATGATGAGGATAGGGTAATTCCTATATTTCAGGAAGAAGAAGATGCTGACAGATATCTGATGATGCTACAGATTGATGAAGATTATCCACCCATGCAGATCCTAGAGATTGACGACCATGCTATAATAGCAGCATGTCAAGAACGCGGTCATAAATTCTCTGTTATTACTGCTGATGATTTTTTAATTCCCCCTGATGATTCCGAAGAATGATTATTTTTAAAAAGATTCGTTGGAAGAATTTTCTTTCGACGGGTAATGTTTTTAGTGAAGTTGATTTAAGAACATCAAAAACCAATCTGATCATAGGATCAAATGGCGCAGGTAAGAGTACTATTCTAGATGCTCTTACCTTTTCTTTGTTTGGGAAACCATTTCGTAAGATCAACAAACCGATGCTGGTAAACAGTATCAATGAAAAAAACTGTCTTACTGAAATTGAATTCAGTATTGGTAAGAAAGAATACAAGTTGGTTCGGGGGGTTAAACCAAATGTATTTGAGATTTACTGTAATGGTGAACTGTGGAATCAGGAGAGTTCTTTAGTAGAACAGCAGAAAAACTTTGAGAATAATGTTCTTAAGATGAACTACAAGTCATTCACACAGATTGTGGTGCTTGGTTCTTCTACGTTTGTTCCATTCATGCGTCTGCCTCTAGCACAACGTCGTGAGATTATAGAAGACATCCTTGACATTCAAGTATTCTCTACGATGAATATTCTTCTTCGTGATAAAGTCAGGGAAAACAACGAAGACATTAAGACGATTGACTATGAGATACATCTTTTGACGGAGAAGATTGATCTCCAGAAGAAGTATATGCTTGAGTTAGAAAAGAAAACTAAGGAAGAGATTACTCGTAAAGAGAATAAGATTGCTGAATTGTTGGGAGATGAAAATACTCAACACCAAGAAATTGCGCGACTAACTTCTGAAGTTGAAAAACATTCTAAAGAAATGGAAGCAGTGTCTACCAGCACTTCAAAACTGAAGAAGTTAAACACTTTTCTAATTAAAGTTCAGGGTAAATTAAAGACATGTAAAAAAGAACATGAGTTTTTTGAAAAGAATCATGTGTGTCCTACATGTACTCAGGAATTATCAGAAGAATTTCGTGATGAAAAGTTGGAGTCTGGAAAGACTAAGGTTGATGAAATGCTTGTAGGATACAATGATATCCTTTCTGCTATAGGAGAAGAGGAAGTTAAATTTAATAAATTTACTGAGTTGTCAAGTCAGGTCATGTCTATCAACAACTCTATCAGTCAATCTAACTTCCAGATCACGTCACTCAGAAAAACTATTTCTGATATCGAATCTGAGATTAAAGAACTGGAAGGTAGCAACCCAGACAAGAAAGCAGAGTTTGTAAAACTTGAGGGTCTTGTTAGGAATAAGAAACAATTGGGTGGTACACT